CTGCGGGCGGCGCCCCGAATACCGCCGCTGCGGCGGGCCGCGGCGGCGCTCCGCTCGGAGCGCGAATCGATGCGGCGATGGCGGCGAGCGCGCAAACAAAGGATGCTGCGCCGACGTCAAGAAACGCGGCGTCGATCGCGGAGCCCGCGGCCAGAACCTTTCCGGAATCCTGGCGTGAGGACCTCTCCGGCGGCGACAGGGCATTCCGCAAAACGCTCGATCGATTCGAAAGCCCGGCGGCTCTTGCAAAGGCTTACAAGGAGCTCACGGCGAGGCTGTCCTCCGGCGACCTCAAAGCCACAAAGCCGCCTCCCGCCAACGCGACGCCGGAGCAGATTGCGGCCTGGCGCGCCGAACAAGGCTTGCCGCAGAACGCTGCCGCCTATGTGGACGGATTGCAGCTTGGCGACGGCACAGTAACCGGCGAAGCCGAGAAGGCGTTGCTCGCGTCCTTTGCGGAAGAGGCGATGAAAGGCCGGTGGACGGCGGACCAATACAACCAGGCCGTCCGCTGGTATTTCGACACGCAGGACAGGCTGGCTGCAAAGCGCGGCGAGGCCGATGCGGCGTTCAAGCACGAAGCCTTGGCGGACCTCACCCGCGAATGGGGGCATGATTACGCGACCAACCGCAATGCGGTTGCACAGTTTTTCGATCGAAGCTTTCCGGCAGACTTCAAGGAAGCATTGCTGACCGCCCGCTTGCCCGACGGCAAGCTCCTTGCCAATCATCCGACTTTCAACAAGGCGATCCTGGAGGTGGCAAAGGCCATCAATCCGGGCGGCGCGATGCTGCCGAACGCCTCCGGCGGCGGCCTGTCCAACGTGGAAAGCCGGATTGCCGAGATCGAAGGGAAATACATGCGCGCGCCCCACGGCTCGGACCTCTGGAAGAGCTACTGGACCGGCGATGCCGGCGCCCGCATGCAACAGGAATATCGCGGCTTGCTCGCCGCCCGCGAGCACGCCCGTCGCGGCCACGCGGGGTGACCCTCATCGCCGCGGCGACGACGCGCGCACCGAGCGTTTGAGCGAGGGGCCGGCGCGCTGCGGCTTCGGCGTCTTCAATGCAGCTTCGAGATCGTGAAGATGCTTGCGGGTCGCGACCAGCGCCTCGGCCTCGATCGCGCGATAGCGTTCGACAAGCCGCTGCCCGAACGGCGTCAGCGTCGCGCCGCCGCCATGGAGGCCGCCCGGCTGTGCGGCGATCACCGCATCGCGAAAGCAATTGTTCATGTCATCGACCAGAAGCCAGGCGCGGCGATAAGACATGCCCAGCATACGGCCTGCCTGTGAAATCGACCCGGTCTGGTCGATGGCTTCGAGCAGGCGAACCTTGCCCGGCCCCAAGGCGCGGCCGCTGCCCAAATCCACTCTCAGCGTCAGTCTTGGCGTATCCATGATCGCGACGGCCCGAACTCGAACTGGGTCACCATAGCATTTCCGCTGATTTGCCACCCGAACGTTTTCCGCAAGACGATCGGATATCCCGTCAGCACCCGTGAGGGCAAGGTTCTCTCGGAACCTTACCCGACCCGGCCGCTACGGCCCCGAACGGCTTGCATTTCACCCGCCGATGGAAAGCCCTGCGGGGCATGTGCCGGCGCCGGCTTCAGGGAAGCAGGAATTCAGACGTCAGGCGGTCGAACGCATCTCACGCCAAGACCGCCAACGACTGATTTCGGTCCCCGAAGCCGGCTAACCCCAATCATGCGCCCGCAGACAACCGGAACGGAGGCATCGAAACGATGACCACGAAGGACTGGATCAATGGCCGATTCGGCGTTCCAGATTCAATTCCGTCAGGAGTTCATCGCCCAGTTCGAGCAGGGCCAGTCATGGCTGCGCAACGTCTGCACGACAGAGGCGGTGATCAAGGGCAACCAGGCGATGTTCCTGGTGGCCGGCTCAGGCGGCGCTACCGCCGTGACGCGCGGGCTTAACGGCAACATTCCGCCGCGCGTCGACAGCCTCACCCAGGTGCCTGCGACTCTCGTGGAATGGCACGACAAGCCGCAGCGCACCGAGTTCAACATCTTCGCGAGTCAGGGCGACGGCCGCCGCATCATGCAGATGTCGACGGTGAAGGTGATGAACCGCAAGATCGACCAGGACATCCTGGGCGCGCTTTCCGGCGCGTCGAGCAGCCTCGGCCCGGCTCAGGCAATGACTCTCGCGCTCGCAACGCGGGCGCTGGCGCACCTCGATCTGCAGGACGTCGACACCACCGAGGAAGACAACATGTTCTTCGTCGGTTCGCCCGCCATGCGGGCCTATCTCATGCAGATCCCGGAATTCCAGAAGGCTGAATATGTCGAGATCAAGCCCCTGGCCGGGCCGGCTCGGCGCTTCCGCCGCTGGGCCGGCTTCAACTGGATCTTCCATCCGCATGTTCCGAACGTGGGCACCGCCAACGAGCAGTGTTTCGCATTCCATCGCTCGGCTGTCGGTCACGCGGTGAACACGGGCGAGATGGATGTCCGCGCCGGCTACAACGAGGAGAACGCCTACTACTGGGCGCGCTCCTCGATCTTCATGGGCTCGGCGCTGCTGCAGAACGCGGGCGTGGTCGTGGTCAGCCACGACGGCTCGAAATACACCTAACGGGAATCAGTAATCGGGAATCAGGGGTCAGGAAGCGGGGTTGGGAAGCGCAGTCCTGACTCCTGGCGCCTGATTCCTGACGCCTGAAAATCCGAAGGATTTTCGAACATGGCATACACTACCGGCACTCTGACATACATCGCGGGCGGCCCGATCGAGGGCGCGTGGAAGCTGTGGGAATACACCACGACCGACACGCTGGCCCAGGTGACGGCCGCAGGTTACATCACCGATGCGACCTTCAAGGGCATGAGCCCTGGGGATTTCGTCATCGTGGTGAACCAGACGAACCCGCAGGGCTATATCCTCCAGGTCCAGAATCTGACGCCCGGCGCCATGAATGTCTCCGGTACGGCGACACTTGCTGCTCCGGCCGGCGTCGGCGGATCGCAGTTGGCGTTCCCGCGCAACCTCATCGACGGCGGCGACTTCACCACCAATCCGTGGCAGCGCGGCGTGAGCTTCACCGGAATCGCCGGCGCCGTCACCTACACGGCAGATCGCTTCTTTGCGGTCGGCGGCGCGTCGTCCTCGATCTCGGTGTCGCAGGTCACCGGCGTCACGGCCGTATCGGGGTTCACGCAGGCGCTGCAGTTCGGCCGCGCGGCGGCGAACGCCAACACGGCGGCGATCAGCCTCGGCCAGGTCATCGAGACGCTCGACTCCATTCGCTGTCAGGGCCAGACCGTCACGCTGTCGTTCTGGGCCCAGGCCGGCGCCAATTGGTCCCCGGCGAACGGCGCTCTCAACGTGCTTCTTGCCAGCGGGACAGGCGCGAACCAGAGCGCCGCCAGCCTGGCGGCGGGTGCGTGGACGGGCTATACCTCCCTCACGCTGACGCCGCAGCAGAACCTCTCGCCCAACTCTTCGCCCAATAACGCCGTGCTCACGCCGGGCGCAAACATCGCCCAGCAGATCACGACGAGCTGGCAGCGCTACGTGTTCACGGCATCGGCGCCGGCGAATTGCACGCAGCTTGGCCTGCTGTTCAACGCCACGCCGGTCGGCACGGCCGGCGCCGCAGACTTCGTGCAGATCATGGGCGTCCAGCTCGAGATCGGCGCGCAGGCAACTCCGTTCGAGCATCGCGATATCGAATTGGAGTTGGCGATCGCCCAGCGCTATTTCTTCAACATTCCGGAGCCGGCATCAGGTGTCATCGTCGGCGCCGGCATGGTGGCGGGCGCCGCGTCGGAAATCATCTTCATTCCGCTGCCGGTGCAGATGCGCGCGGCGCCGACCGTGACGGTATCGGCCGGCTCCTTCAAGTTCAACCTCGCCGGCGCCGCCACCGCGGTCGGAACCTTCGCGCCCGGCGCCACCCACACGCCGAACTACATCAGCGTGACCGGCACCGCCGCGGGCACTGCCGGCCAAGGCACGCTGCTGCAGGGCGGCGGCGGCGCCGGATTTATTCAGGCCAGCGCGGATTTCTGAAAAACAGAGGACGGAGGACAGGGGGACGGATGACGGAAATCCGTCCTCCGGCCTCTGCCTTCCAACTCTGCCGTCTGTCGTCCGCCATCTGTCGTCTGGAGCACCCATGACTACGCAGCTCTTCATCTACAACGAGGCGCTCGGCCATCTCGGGGAGCGCCAGCTCGCGAGCTTGTCCGAGCCGCGCGAGCCGCGCCGCGTCCTTGATTCCTACTGGTCGGACGTGGCCGGCTTCTGCCTGGCGCAAGGCTTGTGGAAGTTCGCAAGGCGCACCGTCCAGATCGACAACAGCTCCACTCTCACACCGCAGTTCGGCTTCAACTATTGCTTCTCGATCCCGATCGATTGGGTGAGGACGATCCAGGTCTCGACTTCGCCAAATATGGATCCGCCGCTGCTGCAATACAGCGACGAGGCGGGGCTCTGGTACGCCAATCTCACGCCGATCTATGTCTCCTATGTTTCGAACGATCCGCTCTACGGGATGAACATCGGGAACTGGCCTGAGCATTTCGCCGACTACGTCTCGCTTCGCCTGGCGCGGCAGGCGTGCCTGCGCATCACCAACGACAAGGAGTTGAAGGCTGCGCTGCTCAGAGAAGAGGACCGCGCCCGCCGCGTCGCGAAAGCCGAGGAGGCGATGGATGAGCCGCCCGGCCTGCCGCCTGTTCCGTTCTGGGCGCGCGCCCGGCGCGGCGCATTCGGGCCCGGAGGATTGTGGCTCGGCGGCGGCGCCGGCGGATCGATCGCAACCGGGCCGCAGGGGAATGACTGATGCGCGCAAACGCAGCGTTATATTCCTTAAATGCCGGCGAGGTCTCCAAGATCGCGCTCGCGCGCGTCGACGTGGCGAAGCTGCGCATGGCGGCTCAATGTCAGGTCAACTGGCTGCCCTATGTGGTCGGGCCGATGACGTTGCGGCCCGGACTCTCCTATGTGGGCGAGGTGCTGGGCGACGCGCCGGCGCGGCTCTTGCGTTTCATATTCTCCAAGCTCGATACGGCGTTGATCGAGCTTACCGCCAACAATATGCGCGTATGGGTCAACGAGACGCTCGTCAGCCGCGCCGCGGTCGGAACCTCGATCGGCGACCCGTTCTTTTCCGGCCTTGGCAACTGGTCGAATGCCAACACCACCGCGGGCGCGAGCGCGACTGTTTCGGGCGGCGTCGCCACGCTCGCCTGCCAGCCGGTTGGCGGGCTCGCGCAAATCCAGCAGACCATCTCGATCGCTCCTGCTGACCAGGGCAAGGAGCACGCGATCCGCCTCGTCATCACGCAGGGGCCCGTGGTGTTCCGGGTCGGCTCGACGGCCGGCGCGGCGGACCTCATCGCGCAGACGACGCTCGACACCGGCGCCCACTCGCTCGCCTTCACGCCGTCGTCCGGCAACGCCGCCATTCAGATCGAATCGACCGACGCGTGGTCGAAGACGCTGACGCAGTGCTCGATCGAGAGCGCAGGCACCATGGTGCTGCCGACGCCGTGGAGCGTGAATGACCTTCCCAATATCCGCTACGACCAGTCCGGCGACATCATCTTCATCGCCTGCTACGGCCAGCAGCAGCAGAAGATCGAGCGCCGCTCGCTGCACTCGTGGTCGGTCGTTCAATTCTACAGCAACAATGGGCCGTTCCAGTCGACGCCCGGAATCGTCGCCAACTTCACGCCGGGCAATTACCACGGCAACACCACGCTGACATCGGACCGGCCGTGGTTTCAGGCAGGCCACGTCGGCTGCCTGTTTCGCCTGTTCACCAACGGCCAGTTCAACCAGACCATCCTGGGCAACCAGAATGCCTTCACGCCGCCGGTCCGGGTCACGGGAGTAGGCGTCGGCGTCGGTAATCCGCCGGTGCCGCAGTCGAACCAGGGGCGCAACTATACGTGGACGATAAGCGGCACATGGTCCGGCGTGCTGACCATGCAGCGCAGCTTTGATTCCGCCGCGTCGGGCTATGTCGATACGGTCGCCGCCACCGGACCCAACGGCGGCCCGTCGTCCGGCGGCGCGCTCACCGCAAACGGCGCCCTGCAATCGGTGACCGGAAGCGCCGGCGCTCCCACCGACCTCGATAACGCCATCTGCTGGGAGCGCATCGGCTTCAAGGCTGGGCAGTATACGTCGGGGAGCGCCGTCGTATCGTCGAACTATTCAGGCGGCGGCGGCTTCGGCATCTGCCGGGTGACGGGCTATGTCTCGCCGACCCAGGTC